ATGGCTTCATTTAGACAACGCAACGATACATGGCGAGCCGAGATAAGTGTAAACGGAATTCGCGAAAGTGCAACCTTTGATACAAAAGCTCAGGCTAGGGCTTGGGCATCTAAACGCGAGACTCAGTTACGCGAACAATCGCATGGCAAATTACCAGATCACTCTTTTTTAGAAGCTATTGAACGCTACTTAAATGAAGTGAGTGTTAAAAAGAAAACTCATGAGAATGAAGTCAAGCGAATGGCTTTCTTTAAGCGTGAGTATAAAAAGCTATGTCAAAAACAATTAGCCAAAGTCACAACTGACGATTTAGTGCAATGGCGTGATTCTCGTTTAAAAGAAGTGCAGGGCGCTACTGTCAGACGTGAAGCAAATATTTTAGCTTCTTTATTTACTGTTGCCCGAAAAGAATGGAAGTGGATTAAAGAGTCCCCAATGGCCGACTTGACTTTACCCCCACCATCAAAGCACCGTGATAGACGAATTACCCAAGATGAAATTGATAGATTATGTCTTGCAGCAAATTGGGATAACAATGTCCCAGTAAATTCAACTCAGCAAATTATAATTGCCTTTCTCTTTGCAATTGAAACAGCAATGCGTGCTGGTGAGATTGTTGGTTTAACTTGGGATCGTGTTTATTTAAAAGATAGATATTTAGTTTTAAATGAAACAAAGAATGGTACTAAACGAAATGTACCACTATCTAAGCGTGCAGTTGAGTTGCTTACTTTATTAAAAGGTCTTGATAAAAAGCAGGTCTTTACTTGTAATTCCCAAAGCTTTGATACGCTTTGGCGTAAATTGAGAGATAGATGTCAAATCACTGACTTGCACTTTCATGACACACGCCATGAAGCTTGTACACGTCTTGCAAGAAAATTAGAAGTTTTAGACTTGGCCCGTATGATTGGGCATAAAGACTTAAGAAGCTTGATGGTCTATTACAATGCTACTGCAAGCGAAATTGCAACGAGGCTTGATTAGCCCCGTTTACGTGGTCTTCCTTTCTTTGGCTCATCATCCGATTGTTCATTCAACCAGTTTGATAGCTCTGCCAAGTTCCAGCGTCTTCCTTGACCGCACTTAATAACATAGCGCGGTTTAGGGAAGGTTGGCAGGCAGCAAACTGCTGCCTTAAAATGTACATCTCGATATCCCAAGAACTCAGCAGCTTGGGAGTCATTAAGCCAGATGTCCGAAGGTGGTAACGCTACAACAAAGTTACTACCTATATTCGCAATTGCTGTCATTTCACCCCTCCTTACTTTCCGCTTTAACACTTGAACTAAAATGTGGCTCCATTTCCATCTCAACGATAAGTGATGCTATCGGCTCAATAGATTGTTCATCTTTAAAGATGCGAATTTCTAAAGGCCATGAAGATTCCCAGCCATCATGATTATCAAAATAGTCTTGGGCACACTCAGTGCCAACAAACTCTAAATCCTGCTCCAGCCATGTTTCGATATCTTTGAATTCCAACTCATATCTAGAATTTGGGCATTCTCTTGGAATGGTATAAAAAATTGATTCACTCATCCCTCAGCTCCCGATTCGCTTTCCAACTTCATTGCACCTTCTTCTGGATATTCGGTCATCCAAAAGTAATAGCCTTTTCCACTGTGGCCATCTTCAAAGAATTTAATTGTTAGTTCAGTATCAAGTTGATCTAAATCTTTCTCACCATCTGGATTTACAAATTCGAGAAGGCTTTTTAGTTGATGACCGCTAAGTGTTATGCTCATTGTTCAGCTCCCGATACGTTTGGCACACTATGAAAATGCATCCAATGTGAAGGTGGATCATTTTGATAGTTTGCCCATACGCTATTTAAATCCTCATCAATAGTCATATAGTCTTGTTCTGGGGTGACATCAGGAGCATCTGCCCAACAAATAAGTACCATTATGTCAGTAGGTGGCAATTCATCAGTCACGCTAATCCAAGTTGGCAACACCTGAGCACTGGCGTCATTCCATGCGGCATCCCAAATCAACCAAGCTTCATGACGAGGACTAGTTGGTAAATATCTGTGTCCTGTTAGTGCCTCTTGTCTATCTAGTTGACGTTTTAAACTTTCATAACTGCAATTACATTCTTTGGCATGAAATCTTTCAAAAGCTTCTCTTTTTTTATTTAGATCAATCATTACCTAAGCCCTCAAATATTCTTCTTTAGTCCACTCAACAAACTCTTTATAAAGTTGTTGAGCTGGTTTATTTAACCGGTTGTGATAGTCGATCGTTATGCGGCGCCAAGCGACTGGTACCGCATAATGCTTTGTTAGGAACATTGCTTGATCAATGCCTTGCCGGACTATTACGTAGCCCAGCAATTGCAAGTAGTACATAAAACCAAGCATGTGTTTTTGGCTTACTTTCTTGTACTGATCTTTCATATTAGAAGCCATCCACTAATAGATAATCAGGCTCTACTTCTGGTTGAGAAACTGCTGGATTTTCTAATTCAAAGCGGCGTTTTCTTATATAGCCCATGAGCTTCGGTTGAATCTGCGGATCACGAGCAGCTACGTCTATTTCCAGTGCATCCAATGTTGTAAGGTCTGGTGCGTTCTGGATCTGGACCATTAGCGAAGGCGGATCACTCTCAGCAGGTTTGTTATCTGAAAGCTCTGACAAACGTTTATGGGTAGCTTGTAGCAAAGGCTCCATTTGTTTATAAGTCCAAGTACGGGTATAGCGATAAACTGCATTTACCTCTTCAGGTGTTTTTGATTCTTTTACACGCTGAAGAAGGGCATCTAATGCCTTCTGATATTCAGGATCTACTTTAGGCTCGTTAGTTTCTGGAATTAATAGATCCTCAGATGTGGTGACATTTGTTTGTTCGGTAATAACAATTGTTGGTTGAATTTCTGCAGAAATAACTTCAATAGGCTTTTCTGCTTTTGATTTTTTGCCTCTCTGTTTTTTAGGTTCCTCACCAAGACGAATAACACTTAATTCATTGTTGATTTCAAAACCGAGTGCTTTTGAAAAAGCTTTTAATTGAAGCTTGGCGTTTTCGGCATCACGCTGAACAAAACCACTATTAATAGATTCAATTAATGCGGTGGTTTTAAAATTCACGACGTAAATAGAAGGCGAATATGTACTGATTACAAAAACTTCCTGACCCTCTTCATATTCTTCAATAGTCAATGGTTTTGTGAAAGTAATCCCAGCCAGTTCAATAGTTTCAAGCTGAATACAAAACTCATAATTGGGTAGACCAAATACCGTTGCTGGCATTTGATCTAAGGTGCTGAAAGACTTATCAGCTTTTAATGTTCCGTCACCAGCATAACGGCAAAGGACGGACTTACCTTTTTGAAGTGCTGCAAAAGCTTCAGTTGCTGTAATTAAATTATTCATGCTGTCATCCCATTTCTAGCTAATGTTTCAATTTCTTGTTTAACTGCTGGTAGTTTTGCCGCTTCAATTTGGATGAGGGCATCAATACCGAAATGCTCACAAACTGTTTTCACATCAAGGCCGCGTTCAGCAATGAAGTTCTGAAGCTCATCTCTTTGTTCGTCTGTAATGCCATTAAATTCAGGTGGACTAATCCAAGAATTACGTTCTTTGTCGAATGTGAAGTTCAATGCTTTCGCGCGCATAAGCATTGCTTGGCGCATGTTTTGGTAATACATGTCCTCTTTATCAAGCGATTCTGTTACTTGGTTAAGATCGCCAGCATGCTCAGCTTCTTCACAGCTTTGTTTCCAGTTTTCTAACTCTTCTTGAGCTTTAGCTGCTGCAAGTTGTGCCGGTGTTAATGTATTGATATGTTCCTTAGCTTGGGTGATAAGATCAGCTAAGAAAGTTGGATTATCTTTTAAATCTGGTACCCAAACTTCACCAGTTTCACCACCTAAAGCACCTGAGTTTTTGGCATGGTGTGTAGGGGATGGCTTAAAACTGATTACTCGAGCATTTTTACCTTCACCAGTAGTAACAGTTGTTAGATAACCCATGACATCTGCGATACGGTAAAGCTCGTTACGGTTTTTACCACCTAGATCTGGGCGGTAAATAATTTGATCACCGTTTTGATCTTCTGATGCGTGTGCAATGAAAACAACGTCTTTACCTAAACTGATCAAAGTATTGATGTATTGCTTGAACGTTTGGTTCGCTAAACCTTGAGCCTTTAACTTTAAAGAACCATCTTTTTGACGGTTATTTGCCGTAAGTAACAGGTGGGTTTTAATGCATTCAAGCATTGCACCCACGGTATCAATGACAACGGTTTTATATGGTGCTAAGTCCTGCGGCGTAAGGTTTGCAACATCACTCCATTGTTGAACCTGTACAACCGCACCACGACGTAATTCACCAGTACGGTGAGCACCACGGTCAAAGTCAAAAGAAATTGCTTTTTCCGCAGTAAAGCCCATCGATGATTTACCTAAACCCGGATCAGCGTATAGGTACACAATAATTGCTTGAACCAATAAAGTTTGGTCAGCAGTAATAATCGGTAGAGCCATTATTCTTATCCTTATCTTGAGCCAGTGAAGCCGCGAGAACGCTTATAGTTTTTGCGGTCATAAGTAGGGATATTTGTTTCACGCAGTTTTATAGCGAGCTGCTTTCTGCGCTGAAAATCGATTTCTTGGGTGAGTTCATTCCAAACTTTTGGATAAGAAGTTTGGAACCTGAACACATTTAAAGGCGTCTTAAATCCGTCTTTAACTTTATAAAGAACTGAGCCATTAGCATTAGATGCGTACACTTGCCAGCCAATGCGGACAGAGTAGAGGCCCTTATCATCACGGCCTAAAAATGACATGTAGCCGTCAGGGTGCTTTTTGAAATTAGACATGTTCAGCCTCCTTACATTCGCATGTACCTACAAAGGCATAGGTAAGCGGGCTAGGAGCATCTACAGGTGAGACGTCCTTAATATTTAAAGGAATAATTTCTTTGCGATATTTAACTAAAACCACATCACCTTCACGGCAATCGACAATTCCTTCTCTTGAAGAAAAATGAGCAGATTTAAAAGATTGGGTTACTCTGCAAAATGAAACCTCATCACCAGCTTTAATTTCTGAGCGGTCAACAGGAATCATCTTCTTGCAAGTAGGGCAGTTGTAATCTTTCATTAGGCTGCCTCCAACCAGTTATTACGGTCGATATAGCCAGCCAATAAAATATTTATATTTTTATGGTCATCATGATTGGTGAAATCATTCCAAGGTTTGCCGCTTAAGTCAGTTACTGACTCAACAGCAAGGTTAGTAATTTCAGCCGCTGTAAAATCAGATCCAGCTACACCATAGCTATCAGCTACGCCGTCAAAATCGAAGCTTACGTTTAATTTGAAGCCGTCTATGCGGATAACAGCTACACCAGTTTTTTCACCAGTTTGCTTAATACCTAAAAGTTCATATTCAGAAGCAACTACTTGTTTGCTTTCATATGAGTAATTAGAAGGGACGCTAGAATTAGCGGTACGGTATTCACAAGAACCCAAGGCTACAAGTACAGCAATTGCTGTAACTCCAGTTACCTTGTGCTTGTTTGAAAAGGTTTTTACGTTCATAATTGATCTCGCAGTTTGCAAAAGCACATCGGACCTGGGGAGGGCGGTGTGCTTTTTTGTTGTCTGTGAGATAAATATAAGAAAACTTATTTTTATTGTCAATAAGAAATCTTATTTAAATTTAAGAAATCTTATTTTTATGCTTTAATAGACAAAAGAAAACCCACACGGGGTGGGTTCGAAGGGGGGATTAGTTGTAATTTTGAGGAAGTTCCCATAATGCTTCTGTCTTTAGACGCAATTTTTTTTGATTTTCCTTGAGACTATTCTCAATTTCCTTTATTAGTTTATGTTGTTTTACTATTTGATCTTTAACCTCTTCAGGAGGATTCGGGATCTCAATATTCAAAAACATTTCATCAGGAATACTGCGTCGTCTCTCTACACTGCCTTGCATTTTACTTTTGTATATTTTTCTTAGAGAATTAGATCTCAAAATCAAATCCAAATATTCTACATTAACTTCTCGTTTTAATCTAAAGATTTTGTATGCTGGGCTTACGGCAGCAGCATCGTAATATTTTTGAAATCCTAGAACACCTTCATCTATAGGGAACCCCATTACAAGTTCATTTTTAAAAACCTTTTTATACCCAGAAATATCAGAACTTGCGACTCGTTTTTTAAATTTCTCATGCTGATCAATTAAGCCATGTTCCATAGTGATACTCATAATAGGTATATTTGTATCCTCTCCCACTTTGACTTTGCCAGACAAGGATAGGAGTTCTTTTAGTTTTATAGTTGGGAATTTTGATTTTATATGTGAATTACTATAGTGAGCATAATTATAAATATAATCATTGCTTCTGATTAATTCTGGATTAACTTTTAAGAAACCTAATTCATTATAATATTTATCAAAGTCGCTCTTATTTAAATCAGCAAAATCTAAATTTTTTAAATCATTTTCGTCAATTTTTCTACGGAAAGAATCTAAACTTAGGCCATCATTTGTCACATTGTAGTAAAAAACGTCAGAATTTGTTCTACCATTATGACAGTTGGTAAAGTAGAGTATATTGGTTTTAACTTTTGCATATGGCAGAAAAACTTCTTTTGGAAGTGAAACTACTGCTTTTAGTTGGGCGTTTTCAAATAAATACTTCCTTACTGGAGCTAAAGCGGCTTTAAAAAGAAAGCCTTCAGGTACTACTAATGCCATTCGCCCTCCTTTTTTTGTTGCTTTAAAGCAATGTAGAACACATACTCCATCACCATCGTTTTTAGCTAACTTATTCTCATATAAGTGAGAATAAGAAGTTTTTTGAGAAAATGGCATGTTGGTTATAACCACATCATATTCAGATTCAATAGGGTTTTGAAGTGTGTCTATCTGGCAAATTCCACTATGCCCATCCCCATGCAGAATCATATTCATTTTTGCGAGTTTTGCATTTGAGGTAATTTCTCTTCCAAAAATAGTATTATGTTTAAGCTTGATTTCTTCACTACTATTGTTTGCAATTAAAGTGTTATCTTTTATATGATCAAATGCCTCTGTTAAAAAACCACCTGTCCCACAAAAAGGGTCATAGATCTTTTCACCATATTTAGGGTTGACTAAGTTAACAATGGTTTTAGTTATGTGACGTGGAGTAAAATATTCTCCTAAGTCATTATTAGTTGCTGTAGCTTGCTGTAAGAAATACTCAAAAGCATCTCCTTTAATATCGGTATCTATTGATGAGAGTTTTAACTTATCCAACTCTTTGATCATCTCTTTAACAGCAACAGGGTTGGTTAGCTGTAAATTTGTAAAAACAGAAGCACCATATTGTCTATCAATATCTTGTAGTATGTTATTAGTTGTATTAATTAGCAAATCATTATCGAGACTTTTGAGAGAATTCCAAATACCTGTATTAGCATTCTCTGTATACAATTTTAAAAAAAGAATGTTTGCAAATTCTGAAAGCCTTTCTATACCAGCTCTTAAACCTTCACCTCTTAGTGAGTTATTTAACTTCTTGAAAACATTAATTAACTCTTTGCGAGAGACTAAAATTTCTTTAGGTGTAATATAAATACCATTTGTTTCCTGCAATATGAACTCTTTAGCTTCATTTACTCTTATTAATTCATTAACCTCATTTTCATCAATAAATAATGGTTTTTGGGTATACAAATGCCGTGTTTCGCAGAAACCATTATTCATTGCAAATATCAAAGGTGCATCAAGCATTTCAGCATATTCGGTTGCCTGATCCAGTGCTTTTGTTAAGCTTTTTCCACCTGATTTCGTTTCAATTACACCGATTGGCCGCTTATTTTGTGAATCGAAAAGAACATAATCGGGTCTTTTTTTACTTTTCTTGAGAAACTCATTATTAACAATTCTTAAGATATCTGATTCAAAAAAGACATTTTTGTTTGGATCTTGAATGTCCAAGATCCAGCCCTTGTTAATCAAATTATTGTTTACAATAAAACGTGTATCTTGCTCAATATTAGACATATTGCATAATCCCAATATCTACTATAAAAACTATTGGCAATCTACACATTACACACTAAAACATCAATAAATATTACTATCTAATAAGTGATATACCCCACATTTAAAAGACTGTGTCGGGTTCACAGTTTATTAATCTTTGGTGTTATTAATTTTCTGACCTAGCTTTCCTTCTTTTACCAACTGCACGACCTGCTCATTAGTAAGCACAGGAATAAAGACTTTGTCGCCAATATCTTTAGAAAGAATCTTTACTTCTTCAGCGGTTAGCACCAAAGCTTCACCATGTTTAGCAGCATCATTGATGCGAGCAATAATCTGATTGATTGGTAGTTTAGAGTTGTCCATAAGTCTTCCTGTGATTAATGCGAATAAGGATGTTCTTGTCTGTGCTGACTTGGCGGCACGATATCTGTAATAGCGGTAATACTTTCAACCTCGTCCATTTCAAAGAAAAATCGCTCACCACCATTCACAGAAAGCAAACTTAAAACCCCACCATTGATGCCGACAAATTCTTTAATTGTGCATCTTCCATCCTTCAAGCACACCTGAACAAACTCATTCGGCACAAGCTCTGCATCTGGATCGCAAACTACATACCAACCATTACGAATTGCTGGAAACATTGAGTCGCCAGTGCCTTTAATACCATAGGCTCTTGGTCCTGCTGAGTGAGTTGGAACATAACCATCACCACCGTTACCTTCGTAACCCATATCTGTGAAATACCCATCCATACCCATCTTTGAATAGGCTTTAACAGGAACGTATCTTTTTTGGGTGGGGAATGGTTTAACAGGTGTTTCAATAAATTTAACAGCATCTTCGCTATCGGGAATATTGTATTTTTTCTTAAAAGCTTCGATATCCAGAACTTTCAATTGTGCAACAGTGCTATCCAACTTGGGACCGCTTTCATCTCCATTAGTTATATACGAAGTCGACACTCCGAAATAAGCGGCCATTTTGCTTAATGGGTCTGCTTTAGGAGCATAAGCATCTTTCTCCCAACCAGTAACATTAGGCGCACTAACCCCAGCGATTTTTGCCAACTCGCCTTGGGTTAATTTCTTTTCTCTTCGTAAGGCGCGAATACGCTGACCCATAGTTTCTAGATTCTTCATATAAGTTATCTTACATCTTGCAAAAATAAGTTATCTTTGTTTTAATACTAAGAAATCTTATTTTTTGAGGTTGCACAAATGACCAAACAGGAAGCTTATGAGTTGCTTGGTGTCAATGGTGTTGGCTTGGCAAAGTTATTAGGAATTGAACCACCTGCTGTTTACCAGTGGTCAAATGAAAAAATCCCTTTAGCTCGCGAATACCAAATCAGAGACTTGGCAAATGGCAAAGAGCCAATCAAACGAACTACTTCAAATGCTTAGGACCTAACCATGAGCAAATTATCAGTTGATATATCTGCAAGCGCCAGAAATGGCGTATCCCGCATATTGCATGGTCTTGATATAAGCAACCAAAAAGAGATTGCTGAACAATTAAAAGTTGATCCAAGCACTATTACTCGGCTTAAAACAGATAAGAAAAACAATGGCTTGAATGAAATTGAAATGTTTTGCGAGCTATTGAGCTTGCTTGGTTTAAAAGTCGTTCCTAAAGATTATCAGAGCATTGATAAAGAACGGGTTGCTGCACTTTTAGTCATGTCTAAAAGCTGGATGAACCGTATTGAAACAGTGGATGACTTATTTCACGACGAAATCAGCGTTAAGAAAGAAAAGCTTGGATATTAAAAACCACTACCTGCGCGAACAGGAGTGGTTTCGCATTCACAAATTTAGGAACCCATGAATATGCAAAACAATTTAGCAAATCAATCGGCTAATTACAACACACCAGAATTTATACCTGGTGACGTTGTAGTGCTTACTAAAGAGTGCCGTACTTTCAAATCAAATGATTTGTTTGAAGTTAAAAATAAAACTTTGACTAGGTTGTGGACTATCAAATCGGAGAATCATTTGATTCTGGTTTCATCAAAAGAAATCCGTACAGCAACAGTAGCAGAGCTCAACGCTAAACGCCGCCTAACAAAAGCTGAGCAAGCATTAGCGGAGGTGTCATGAACAGCTTTACACACCAAATCAAAGATTCTCGCCAGCAAAGTGAAATCCAATCTTTCTATGAGCCTGCATTGCGAGTACTTGGCCACCTATTTGAGGTGAAAAAGCAAAATTTACGAAACAAGGGGTATGACGAAAATAATGCGGCGGTAACCAAGGTTGAATTTTCAGAGGCTATGGCTCGTCAATTTCGCATAACGCAGTGGTTAGCACAACAGATTGTAACCAGCTTAACCAAAGCGTGTTTGGTTGATTCGTTTGGTGGCTATGTTAAGCCAAAGGATGGTGAAAAGTGAGATATGCAGCAAGAAGAAAACAGGATATTTCCGTTTCCACCACACCGCTAGAGGTGGTAATTCCACTGGAACAACCAGTAAAGATCTATTCGGCTAAAGAATTAGCAGCCATGCCGCTTTCAGTTATGAATGCCGCAATTGAGGCTCAGGAAAGATTTTATCAACTTGAAGAATTAACCCATATGGGGGGGCAGGCTATAGCAGTTCGCCGTCTCATGGAGGATGGGCACAAACTAATTCAGGTGAAAGAAAAGTCGCGCATTCGCTACAAAATCAACAACGAATTTATTCCTCCAAGAATTATTCGTCAGTTGGAAATGCGCGGATTAGTGAAGCTTGAAAGGGGTAAGTAATGATTATTATCACCACTTCAAAGCCCCTTCGAACCCCCTTCAAAGGAGATAAATAACCATGCGTGACTATGGGAAAGTCTCACCACATTTCTGGACGGGAACTACGGGAAAAAAACTTCGTCAAACACCTGAAGGCTTAATTGTCGCTATGTATTTAATGACAAGCCCTCACGCGAACATGCTTGGCTTGTATTACATACCCCTTCTATATATTGCTCATGAAACTGGCTTGGGCTTTGAAGGGGCTTCTAAGGGGCTTCAAAGAGCCTGTGAAGCGGGGTTTTGTAGCTATGACGAAGCCACGGAGACAGTCTGGGTGCACGAGATGGCACGTTTTCAAGTAGCTGAGTCATTAAAGCCAGCCGATAACCGCTGTAAGAACGTGCAAAAAGAGTATGATTCATTGCCGTCAAGCCCTTATTTATCAAGCTTTTTCGATAAATATGCACAAGCATTTTGTATGACTCAAAAGCGTGGCGAAAACGCCAAAATAGATAGCCCCTTACAAGCCCCTTCAAAGCCCCTTCGAAGCCAGGAACAGGAACAGGAGCAGGAGCAGGAGCAGGAACAAGAAAATACTCACACACAAAACGCGGTTGAAAATTTTTCAGCGGCCGAGGAGTCTTGGAAACCAAATCGTGAACTATTGCTGAATGTTCTTAGGACTTCACAAGTGGGTGCACAAGCAGAGCAGGTTTTAAAAATGCCAAATTATGAATTTCATCTTGGCAACTTCAATGCTCACTGGGAAAACAAAATTGATCTCACGGAAAACCAACGAACTCGAAAGTTTGCAACTTGGTTAATTCAGGAATTCACAAAGTCGATAAGACCTAAAAAACAAAACTCACCAATGAAAACTGCACCAGCAAGAGACGTAAACAGTGCTTGGGGTGATGCAAAACAGTATGCACCAGCCACAGATGATATCGATGTAGGGGAGATGCTATGAATGCATTGAGCAAACAATTCAAAACTGAGCTGGTACAAACTAATCAGTTTTGCCCTAAACACAATGAGTTAATGGTTTTACTAATTGGTCGTCCAGTTTGCCAAACATGTGCAAATGAAGCGTATGTGAAATCACAAATTGAACACGCACACCAAGTCAACCTCATGGTACGCGAGAAACATTTTGCCGGAGCAAAACTCCCTGAGCGCCACAAGGAAAGCGGATTTAAAAATTATATGGTGAGTATCGATCCACAGAAAGAGGCTAAAGCTGCTTGCCATAAATTTGTTCAAGATTTTAATTCAGGGAAGAAGCGCAATCTGATTATGGTTGGGCGCACAGGAACAGGAAAAACCCATCTTGCATGTGCTATTGCTCGTAACGTTTTAGACAAGCGGAGTTATGTTCGTTACGTCACCTCAGAAGACATGGCAAATGAAATTGCCACTGCATGGACAAAGCCTGATGACAATGAAGCAAATGCAATTTTTCGCTTCACGGACTGTGATTTATTGATATTGGATGAATATGGTTTGCACGACCAACACGAGAGTCGATTGCAGCTCGTTCATAAAGTTTTATATGCACGTTATGACGAAAAAAAGCCGACAGTTTTAATTTCCAACATGACGCTTGAGTCTACAGAAAAGGCGCAAGGTTTGAAGGAAAACTTAGGGGACCGTTTATGGTCTCGGTTTCAACATGACGGTTTGACAGTAGTTGAATGTGACTGGGATGACTTGCGTTTTGGTGGGGCAGGATCATGACTAAATTCGAGATTTTAAGCTGTGGCTTACTCATTTCGTGTGTAACAGCAGTACTTTGCGGTGCGGTGGTTTTGTGGTGGTTGGCGCGTAAAGAGCTTGATGAGAAAGGAGCCAGCCATGAGTGAGTTTAAAGTCGGGGATTGGGTCAAGATAAAGGATGATTCTTCTGCATGGATGGGTAAGGTAGCAGCTATAGAGTACAAGCCGTGTTTCGACTCAAAGTGGAACAGATGCGAGATTGAGATTCTTGTTTTTGAAGATGGTACGAAGTTGGGTTCTGGATGGGCAATTCATGTTGTTAAAGCAGCAGGCCACCGCATTGATAATGATATGGGCGAAGACTTCCCCATAGAAAACCACATTTCGCCGAATTGCAAAGTAGAGGATGTTTGAGATGGATAAGTGTAGAGAAGAGTTTGAGAAGCAAAAGTACTGGATTGGGCTATTTAGAGACGCGGTTGATTTTGATGAGGAGCTTGGTCGATATGTTTTAAACGGTCAAAGAAAGCTTTACGCATTTCACCTCGATTCATTTAACGAGAAATGGGCAATTTGGCAGGAAGCATGGCAGCACCAGCAAGCGAAAGTGGGGGAATTGGAAAACGATACCTCCCTAATGCTTGCATCCCATAAAAGAATGTCTATAGGTTTACTTCAGCAACAAGACAAGATTGAAAAATTGACCAAAGAACGTGACGAGCTGCAAAAGCAATTAAGTGAATACATATTCGTGGCTGAAACTATTGATGAAATGTATGTGAAAGAAGCCCAGAAAAGTGACGATCTGCAAAAGCGGGTGGATCAACAGGGACTAATCATTGCAAAGGCTATGTCTATTGCATCAGACCTTCAAAAGAGCTGGTCAATGTTTGAGATTGGCAAGAAGTTAGAGCAAGCGCTCAAGGGGGAAGGGCAGTGAAGCTAAGAACAATCCCGCAAGAGTATGAATCAATACAGTTTGAAGGAATCACAGAGGAACTAGAAGATTTCCTAAAAGGTACTGATTCAAAGGTGTATATGCAAGGTGAGTGCTTTGTATTGTCTGGGTTTATCGGGAATCATGGCATTGATATAGGAGATTATTTGTATAAAACAGATTCACCATTAACCCTAGTTCATGTCGCACATAACGATAAATCTTTCAGCAAATACTTTGAGGTGCTGCCATGACCACATTCAAAGAGGCTCAACGCATTAGATCAAAACCAGTGGCGCGTTCTAGCGTGCCACTGAAGCATAGACAAGGTGTTAGCAAAGGTGAAGCAATGCTTTGCCGTCAGCTAGATGTGATGAAAATCGCTTATGAGCAGGAGTTTAGATTCCATCCTGAGCGTAGATGGAAGGCAGACTTTCGAATTGAAGGTTATCCAATCCTAGTTGAAGTAGAAGGCGGGGCATTCAGTAATGGTCGTCATACACGAGGCGAAGGCTACACAGCAGACTGCGAGAAATACTCAGTTGCAGCTATTCATGGATGGACTGTAATTCGTGGCACTACAAAGCAAGTGCAAGCAGGCTTGGTGCTCAATTGGATTGAAGAAGCAATGAAACGGATGAAGGTGGCGTGATGGACTATAACAAGGCCGTAGTGGTTATTTTCTCGGTGCTTATGGTGGCAATAGTTTTTATGACGGTATTTGGTAAGTAGGTGATGGTATGAATGCGGCAGTAGTAACACCAGTAATGGATTGGAATAAATACACAATTGATGGATGGCTAGAGCAGTTCGGCGCTTGGTGTGAAACTGTGCGCATGAAAGGAGGAGATTTACCAGATGATCTTCATATCAATCAAATTTACTGGTTAATGCGTGAAGCAGACAGAGAGCTTCCAAAAGGTAAATCTTACATTCGATGTGAGATTAATGACTTTGAGGCGGATCAAGTACAGGCTTTGTTGCGAAGTGTCCTAAGATCAGAAAAAGTGGATTATCAGGCTAAATATGCAGTGATGTGCTTAGTTCGACATAAGGTGGAAAACAGATCATTAAGTGCTGTGGGTATCATCACGAAGCAATCTAAGGCACAAGTAAATATCATGGTTGGATGTGCAAGATTTTTTCTTCACGCACATGATAAAAGATTAAGAATATCATGAGTTTAATTGTTTTTATGGTATAATATTTAAGCAAGCCATACAGGTGCTACCAACACCTATATGGCTCTAATCAAATCGTTAAAAGGGCAACAAAATGACTGGAAGCAATTCTATTGTCATAGCGGAAGCTATGCAAACAAAAAATCAAGAGTGTATCTTACTCAAGATAGTTTCATACAAAAGTGTGAAGAAATCCACAAGAATAAGTATGACTATTCTCTAGTAAAATATGTAAATAAAAAAGAAAAAGTATCAATTATCTGTCCAGTACATGGAGTATTTGAACAGCGCCCAGAAGTACATTTGAGAGGTATGGTTTGCCCTAAATGTTCAACTAAAGCAAAACTTACGAAAGAAGACTTTGTGAGAAAGAGTAAAGAAAAGCATGGTGATAGATATGATTACACTGAAACGGTATATATCAAGTCGACGTTAAAAGTAAAAATCAAGTGTTATAAGCATGGATTCTTTGAACAAAGGGCAAGTGCACACTTACTAGGACAAGGTTGCCCAAATTGTTTTTTAAGTTCACTTAGCAAAACCCAGTATCAAAAGCTTTGTAGCGAAAAATATAATGGGAAATCGAGCATCTATTTAGTTCGTTGCTATATAGAAAATGAGTCTTTTTTAAAAATTGGTATATGTGCGACGACTGTAGAACAACGATTCTCAACAATTTCCAAGATGCCATACAAATATGAGCTTCTAAAACAGATTGAAGGCAGAGCATCCAAAATATGGGATATTGAAAAGAAGATACATAAACTCCTATCAAAGTTTAAGTATTCACCTAAGATTGGTTTTGCTGGAATGGGTGAATGCTATAGAGACAATGATTTAGTTCAAGAAAAGTTCAATGAGTGGTTGACTCGTTTAAACGCGTGAGGTAAATTATGAGATAGAGTGGCAGAGTTATAAGCATATGTCACTTGTCATTCAAAAGCTCACTTAATCGTGGGCTATTTTTTTTGGAGGTTCACATGCTCCGAATAATTAAGCAGGTCTTTTGCATACATGTTTGGGAATATGAATCCGACATGTTCAATCATAAAGAATGCAGAAAGTGTGGAAAGATTAAATATAATTTACTATTGAGAATACAATGACTTACGTTAATTTTTTTGTTGCAAACTGAATAAAAAAACCTCATTATTTAACTTTAATTTTACTTGGTGAGGAGTATTCATGACTTATTTTATTGGTGGTTCTATTAGTGGGCAGCCAGTGCCATTTGAAGAATTGCATAAAGATGCAATCTGCGATGTCAATGAAAAAATGCGCTTTGCTGGACAGGAAAGAAAGTATTATAGGAAACTGCAAATTAGCTTCCATGGAACTGTAAAAACCTTTTATGTAATAGACGGTAAAAAGCCCATAGATTTTAGGGATCAAATTATTGATTTATGGGATCAAGTTAAAACAGATGTATATGCAATTTAGTACTTAGAGCAGATGATGACCTCCTTCGGGAGGTTTTCTTTTATGCCCTGCTTCGGTGGGGCTTTTTATTTAGAGAAGTGTGCAACGATGATTTGACCTCTTGGCACAGGAGTGCATTCAAAGTTGATGAGCTGCTCACTTCATCTAAGTTAAAAACAGGATTGTATATGGACACAATCGAAGCGAAGAAGAATTTAGATTTACTCTACAAAGATCGGTTTAATTTAGAAAATTTGAATCATCTCAATGCTAGAGAGCAGTTTAAACAAGACTGCAAACGCCGAATCAGAGACATTGACACTCAGATTGCCAACATCAAACAGAATTTAAAAGGCCAATAGAGAAAGCATCATGTATAGCGATCAAGTAATCAATGAACGTTTACAGCAAGAATTAATTAATGCAGTTAAGACAGTGCAAGATGAAATGAAGATCAATTTCACCCATGTAAATGTTCAGTTTGATATTTACGGTGATCAATCAAAATTGTCTTTTGAACTTTTACCAGAAGAATATTCGAGACCAAATGCGTGATGCAAAGCGACTTGCAGCAATAAGAAAATTACCATGTGTTATGTGTGGTAGAACGCCTGTAGATGCGGCTCACAGCAATCAAGGTGCTCACAACAAGGGTATGGGATTAAAGGCTTGTGATTCAAAAACAATCCCGCTTTGTCGACAGCACCATATCGAATATGACCAACTGCTAACAATGACAAGAGAGCAAGCAGTAATCTGGTTTGACAAGATGTTAGAAAAAACAGAGCGCATGCTTAATCTTAAAGATGGAGAAGATGATGTTTTTTAGAAATGAAAAGAAAGAAGAAACAGTATCTAAAGGCAACTATGTTGTGATTCTCCATAACTGGTTTATTGAAACTCATGGTTTTAAGCACTTTGAATTTTCTGACATGACAAGAGCAGAAGTAGAGAAAGAGGCTAAAGCTTTAAGACATGATCATGACTCTACTTTCAGTCATTGCGCTTATTACATCATGAAAGTTGAATAGATTAATCAAGCCACCCTCGGGTGGTTTTTATTGCGAGGTCAAAATGGAACCACGATTCGTCATCAAAAACCATTCTGACATCAACTATGTAATTGGGTATCTCAATACTAATCATGCAAAGGCAGCGAGTGAAGGGAAGCCGTTAGTCGTATTGATTGCACCACAAGAGAAAGACCGTTCAAAATCTCAAAACCGCTTGTACTGGATGTGGCTTAACCAATGGTCTAAGAAGCAAGGAACAGATAAAGATTACGAGCATCTGTTCTTTAAAAAGAACTTCTTAGCAAAAATCTATGATCGTGATGACGTTGGCCAATACAAGAAGACATTCAAGGCTGTTAGAGAATTGAAGGATACTAAGCATCCGCTGTATCAAGATGTAGCAAATGGCCTTTGTGAGCTAATGAGCACTACAGATGCAAGTACAGCACAGTTCACTGAATACCTGAACGACATTCACGCATTCTGCAATAAAAACGGGTGTTATTTGGAAACGCCTGATGATTTGAAATGGTGTTATGATTTGATTAAGTAATTAAACCAAGAATGGATTATAATGAATCAGATTAAGCCAAAACGTCTTGTGATAGTGTTTGTTCTATTCTTAATTTTTATTGCGGGCATTATATGTTTAAGGGTTAATGAGCTAATTGATTCTAGGGATTTAACTGTACTAACTACAGTTTTTTTGGTTGGTTCATTTATAGCTATTTTTTTTGAAAAAATATCTGAAATTACTTTGATTGGGAATAGTGTAAAACTTCAACAGATAAATGAGAAGTCAGAGCAACTGTTAGAGCAATTGCAAGTAGAGCACTTCAAATTAAGAATTGAGTCAGCATTTGCTGCAGACAACCTCTTTGGTGGTGATTCAGTTTTTACATGTAGAGCTAAATTGTTCGAAGTTGCCAAAGATATTAAGGATGCTGAGTTAGTAGAAAATGAAGAACTAAGGAATAAGATACTACCATTACTGAAATTACATACAGGTAAACATTTAGAGTTAGTTCAAAGATATGGGGCCAATTTAGAAGCAAATCCTTTAGTTAGCGTTGATGACCCAGAAGAAATGACAAAGGTAATCACAGACGAATTTGTTAATAGCGCTAAAATTAACGGGAAAACATCAAATATTGAAAAGTATAAAGAAATTATAAATAACATCAATTTATACCAAAATCTTCTTAATGCTAGTAAATGGTTTGAAAATTAGCTACAAAAGCCGCCTTAGGGTGGTTTTTTTATGGATATATTATGGATGACAAAGATTATTTTTGGCTTACAAGAAAAAAAGAACCTAAAACTAAGTCCAAATCTAGACCACTACCTAAAGCTACTCAAAAGTACTTAGAGGCTGAAGAAGAATTTACTCAAGCTTTGGATAATCTGGAAATTAAGTACGAAAAGAAATTTCAGTTTAAATCTACAAAGCATTGGCGTTTTGATTTTCATTTAATTGAACATCACATATTAGTTGAAATTGCTGGTGGCCCTTGGTCGGGTGGTCGAAAGGGTAAGCTAAAAAACAAAGCTTGGAGTCTTGATCGTTACGATGTGGCTGAAGAGATGGGTTACACAGTAATTCGCATAGAGGCAGCACCAAGATTTAAGATTAATGAATCTGGTCCATTACAGATCCAAGCTCATTTCGCTAGCCAATGGCTTAAAAATTTAAAGAGGCAAATATTTAATGGATCAGATCAGACCATTTCCTCCAACTGATTTTATGGATCAGGCAGAAGAAGAGGAAGCAATTCGTTTAATACCTGCATCAGATTTAAAAAAATGGGTTATTGCAAATTACTTAACTATTGGTGGACCTCTTCATAACCCTGATCATAACCATATTGCTGAGTTGCTTCATGATAATGAAGAGTTCCTAGCATTTGCTTGGGCTTCTTCTGCATATAAAAGCAAGCAAGCTATGGTGTTAGGCCAGTGCGAAAAAGTCATGTTCAATGTTGGTGGCTGGCGTAAAGCTAGACAAGAGCAACAGATGCGTGACTGGTTCGGCTTTGTGCCAACTTACTTAATAACTGTCGACGCTTCTTTCTGTGAGCGTGCAAACGATACAGAGTTCTGTTACTTGCTTGAACATGAGCTTTATCACATTGGTGTGATGAAGGACGAAGACGGCGAAATCATTTATAGCGATAGTTCTGGTCTTCCTAAGCACTATCTTGCAGGTCATGACGTTGAAGAGTTTATTGGCGTAGTTAAACGTTATGGACCAAGCAAAAATGTTAAGCGACTTATTGAAGTCGCAAAAAATCCGCCGTTTGTTTCGAATCTTGATATTTCAAGATGCTGCGGAAATTGTGTAATCAATTGAGCCTTTTGGCTCTTTTTTTGTCCTGTTTGCTGTACGTAGCTGTACGAAGGGGAATTTATGGCAGCACTAAAAGAGCCTGTGAAAATATTTATTGTTCAAGCTCTTGCATGCCGTGATACCCCTCAAGAAGTGGTTGAACAGGTCAAGCAAGAGTTTGGAGTTGATATTAGTCGTAGCCAATGTGAATGCTATGATCCAACAAAATATTCGGGCAGAAACTTAAGCAAGAAATTTGTTGAGCTTTTTGAATCAACCAGAGAGAAATTTGATGAAGGCTTAATTGATATTCCTATTGCTAATAAGTACTACCGTCTGAAGCAATACCAAAGACAGCTTGATAGAACTAGAAACGTTAAAACAGCGCTAAAAATTCTAGAACAAGCTGCAAAAGATATTGGTGGACAATTTACTAATCGCCAAGAAATTACAGGCAAAGACGGCGGACCAGTCCAAACAGTTAATTCAGAAATTCCAGTTCCAATGGAAGATTACTTAAAAGCGCGGAGGGAAGTCTTAGATGAGTACTGATGCGGCTCGGGATAAAGCCATCCGGATCGAGGCGCAAGAAGATTTATATTTCTTCACAAGGTACATGTTTAAGGAGCGCCGTGGTTATAAATGGATGCAAAATTGGCACCACTTAGAAATCTGCGAAGCTTTAATGAAAGTTTATCGCGGAGAGATAAAGCGGTTAATTATTAACGTTCCACCACGATATTCTAAAACTGAAATTGCTGTAATTAATTTCATGGCTTGGTGTTTTGGAAAGAAGCCTGACTGTGAGTTTATTCATATCAGTTACTCGGCAATGCTTGCCGCAAATAACGCCTTCCAGATTCGAACACTCGTACAAGAGGAGGCGTATAAAAAGGTCTTTCCTGCTCTCACATTGCGTGATGATAGTAAGGCTAAAGACTTCTGGAGGACTTCTCAAGGCGGTGTCTGCTATGCGACTGGTACAGGCGGCACGATTACCGGTTTTGGTGCAGGAAAACTTCGTAAAGGCTTTGGCGGCTGCATTATTATTGATGACCCGCACAAAGCACATGAAGCTTCATCAAAAACTATTCGAGAAGGGGTAATTGATTGGTTTCAGAACACACTCGAATCGCGTACTAACTCGCCAGATACGCCGATCATTGTGATTATGCAGCGACTTCATGAAGATGATTTAGCTGGATGGTTGCTAGGTGATAGAAAAGACGGCGTTCCTGTAGCTGGTGGTAACGGTGAAGTATGGGAGCATCTATGTCTTTCAGCTATTCAGGAAGACGGATCCGCACTGTGGCCAGCAAAACACAATATCCAAAAATTGAGGCTAATGGAGCAAGCAGCACCATATGTATTTGCCGGGCAGTACCGACAAATGCCATCACCGCCAGCAGGCGGTTTTTTTAAGCCCGACAATATTCAAATTGTTGATGCTTTGCCTGCGGATGTAGTGAAACAAGTTAGGGCTTGGGATTTTGGGGCTACCGAAAATGAGGGCGACTTTACAGTAGGTGTGCGAGAAGCTCTAGGCGCAGATGGTTTTACTTACATTGTCGATGTAACTAGAGGACAGCTTGGACCTGACAATGTGAATAAGCGCTTAGAACAAACAGCAAAAATAGATGGGAAAAAAGTTTCTGTGCGTCTACCACAAGATCCCGGTCAAGCTGGTAAATCGCAAGCTAGTTCATTTGTGAAGCTTCTTGCGGGTTATAGCGTGATAGCTAAGCCAATTTCAGGTGACAAGCTTACACGTGCACAACCATTTGCGGCCCAAGTTAACGTAGGAAATGTACGAATGCTCAAAGGTGAATGGAATAAGGATTTTATTGATGAGCTTCGTCATTTTCCTAATGGCACACATGACGACCAAGTGGATGCAGCTTCAGATGCGTTTAATGAATTACATGAAGGTTTTGAAGCCTTCTTTGCTGATATGGGATTTGCTCGATGAGTGATGTAACTTTTCAACATGCTGAATATGTTAAGAACTTGCCATACTGGCAAAAACTTGATGATGTTTGTGAAGGTGAAGATGCAGTTAAGGCTAAAGGTGAAAAATATTTGCCGATGCCAAATGCACATGATAAATCACCTGCAAATAAAAGCGCTTATGAGGCTTATCTTACCCGTGCAGTCTTTTATGAAGTAACAGGGACTACATCAAATAGTTTAGTTGGTGCAGCTTTTGCAACCGATCCAAGTTTTAAATTTCCTCCGGAACTTGCTCATTTAGAACGTAATGCAAATGGTGCTGGTTTAAGTACTTATCAATTGGCTCAAAATGGAATTCGCCATTTATTGAAGCATTATCGTTGTGCTTTATATGTAGATTATCCTGATGTGCCGCCAGCTCGTAATCTAGCGGAATTTAAAGCACAAAAAGCCTATCCGATGATTCATTTACTAAATGCCCTTGATGTAGTGAATTGGGATTCAGTAATGATCGATAACCAGAAAAAGCTTTGCTTAGTGGTTATACGTGAATTTAAGTCTGAGCGCGGTGCTGATGGATTTAGTAAAACCGAACAAGAGCAATATCGTGTACTTCGTTTAGAGCAAGAGGGTAATGGGGAATATATTTATTCCGTTCAGGTGTATACAAAGGGTGAAAAGGGTAACTGGGTTGGCGGAGATAAGAAGTTTCCAACAGATTACAACGGGAATTTCTGGACTTATATACCTTTTACATTTGTAGGTGCAATTGATAATTCAGAAGAGATTAAAAAGCCTCCATTACTTCCTTTGGCTAATCTCAATTTAGCCCATTACAGAGACAGTGCGGACTTTCAAGAGTCCGTTTTTTATATGGGGCAACCTCAATATTATGCGAAGGGTGTTAATTGGGAGTGGTATGACCAAGCCAAGAAACGTGGCATCTACATTGGTGCGAAAGTACTTTTGCCTTTACCTGAAAATGGTGGTTTAGGAATTGTACAAGCCGACCCTAATACTCTTGCCCGGGAAGCGATGAAAGATAAGTGGGAAAAAATGAAGGAGATGGGGGCGCGTTTAATTGAGAAGGGCTCGGGAAGTAAAAAGACCGCTACCGAAGCGAATAGTGATGACGCCGTTCAGCATTCAGTTCTTTCGCTCTGTGTCGTTAATATGAATGAAGCCTTGTCAGCAGCATTACGATGGGCTGCTAAGTTTGTAACGCCTAATGTGGATGTTCTAACTAAAGATGATTTGATGTTCGAAATCAGTCAAGAATTTAACAAACAGGGTTATTTAGCTGAGTTAGCTCGACAGTTATTTGAAGCAGCTCTACAAGGCCGATCTTCATTTAAATCATGGTGGGAATACAACCAAACAGGTATGTTCCCTAAACAAAAATATGAAGAAGAGCTTCAGAATGTTGAAGCAGAGCAAGATGGGACTTTAAATCAAAAGGTAGAGTGAGATGGCAACAGATATCAAAAAACTATTTGAAGCACTCACTCAGCACCAGGCCTATCTTTATCGTGCTTCATCAAAAACGGTAAATGAGTTATTGGCTTTATTCAATGATGATACGAGCAAGATGCTATCTAAGCTTCGGGATTTATTGGATGAGCTTAATGAGTCGGAGAAAGTTGCTTTAGCTGGTGGTAAATATACAACTTCAAATTTAAGGGAAATTAGGGATTTGATTGCCCAATGGTTTGCCAGTGTTAATTTAGCATTACCTGAAGCTTTTGCCGTTTCTGCTACGGCGCTGGCTGTTTATGAGGCCAATTACGTAGCTAAGCTCTATGGAGCAAACATTAATAAGCCTGATGGGGAAAAACTATTCTTATCCGCTAAAAAAGTTCCGTTGGCAGGTGGCGCTCTTGTCGATGATCTGCTTTCAAGAATTGCTGAAAGTGCCCGTCAAAAGGTTGAGTATGCAATTCGAGATGGTATTAATTCAGGCAAAACTAACCAAGAAATTGTTCAGCGTATTCGTGGTACCAAACGGCTTAACTATGAAGATGGGATCTTAAATGGTACCAAAACTGATATTGAGCGAACGGTAAGAACTGTGCGAAGTCATGTAGCTAATCAAGCCTATCTAAATAGCTTCAACCAAATTGGCTTTGAATATGTCCGATTTGTTAGCGTTTTAGATGGACGAACTTCTAAGCTTTGCGCTTCATTAGATGGTTCAGTGTGGGAAATAAATGATCCGGCAAAGCGAGTGCCGCCGTTACATCCCAACTGTCGCAGTATCTTGGTTCCGGTCGAGAAGGACGGTCAACTTGTTGGCGAACGGCCATTTGTCATGGACGAACGTCGAGTTAAAGACATTCCAAAAGATGAGCGAAGCCATTTAATAGGGCAGTTAGATGCAAACACCACATTCAAAGAGTTCTTTAAGAAAACAGATGATTTCTTTCAAAGGGAGTGGCTAGGGCCAAAGCGCTTTAAGCTCTATAAAGATGGGAAATTTGATTTTGATAAGTTCTTTGATCCAGAGGGGCGGTTATACACATTGGACCAACTTCGAAAGTTGGATGAGCAAACCTTTAAGGAGTTGGGATTATGAGTGAGTCAAGACATTTAGTGCTAAAGCGTCACCCTACTTTGAAAGGTTATCTGGTTATTTGTGATGAAGAAACTGGACAACCTCTAGCTGGACAAAGAGCAGTACAGATGAATTCTGATGCCTTAAATGGACCCGCAACAATTACTGTAACTTTTGAAGCATATGGTGCTCATGGTGTTCGCTTAGTGAGTGATGCACCAAGGCCAAATCAAACAAAGGAAATGTAGCGAAAGGTGGTAAAAATGTCAGAAATATCTGTTGCTGAATATGTAAAAAGAAAAGAAGAGTTAGAAAGAACCCTAACATTTCAACTTGCTGAATTGATCAGTAAATTTGAAAAAGATACAGGCGTAAATGTACAAGATGTTTATGCAAATTTTTCTAGCGCCACTTGTTTGGGTGGTTCAGAAAAACACTTTCTAACTGGTGTGACAGTTAAAACCTCAATTTCTAATTAAACCAATTTATTAATTCAATAGCACCTTCGGGTGCTTTTTTTGCGAGAAGAAAATGCCAAGCCCTATTATCCAATATTTCCAATATGAACATTTACCTGAACATTTGCAGCAAGTTAGTAAGCCAATTGGTGATTTAGCTCGGCAAATGGATGAGCAACTTCCTGACGGGCCTGAAAAATCCACAGGATTAAGAAAGCTACTTGAAGCAAAAGATGCATTTGTACGCCAAGCTTTAAGTAAATAATCATTTATAGAAATGAAGCGTCCTAAAGGGCGCTTTTTTATTGCCTGCCGAAAGCGGATGCTAACGGCGAATCCGGGCGGATGCCCATTTTGTGTATATAGGTTGGATGACCAATGAAACTTAAAACAGTAACAATCGACGGTAAAGTTTATGCAGAAGTAGACGGAGATAAGCCGATCTATATCCATGATGATGGCAAAGAAATGCCACACGATGCTGCACACTCTGTGGCGACAATTGCTCGATTAAATGGTGAAGCTAAAACACATCGTGAAGCCAAAGAAGCAGCCGAAAAAGCATTAAAAGCTTTTGAAGGAATTGAAGACCCAGCGGCAGCTAAAAAGGCATTACAAACAATCCAAAATCTCGACGATAAAAAGCTGGTGGATGCCGGTGAAGTTGAGAAAGTGAAAGCTGAAGCTATCAAGGCAGTTGAAGAAAAATATGCTCCGATTGTTGAGCAACGTGATGCTCTTGAGGCCTCATTGCATAAAGAGCTTATCGGCGGTGGTTTTGCTCGTTCTAAGTACATTCAAGACAACATTGCAGTACCTGTGGATATGGTGCAAGCGACCTTTGGCCATCACTTCAAAATCGAAGAGGGCAAGGTGGTTGCATACGACCAGAACGGCGAAAAGATTTATTCACGTGTACGCCCAGGTGAACTTGCAAATGTTGATGAAGCTTTAGAGTCATTGGTTGGTGGATACCAGCATAAAGACTTAATTCTTAAAGGTGGTAAAGGAACTGGTGGCGGTTTTCAAGGTGGGGGCAAAGGTGGAGCGCCTGCAGGAATGAAACGCAGTGAAATGTCTGTTTCTCAGAAAGCTGACTACATCAAAGAACATGGCAATGATGCCTTCCTAAAACTGCCGAACTAATCATTAAAAATTTGGAGATAAGTCGTTATGACTACAACAGTTAACTCAGACATGATCATCTACAACCAATTGGCACAAACTGCTTATTTAGAGCGTTTGCAAGACAATTTGAATGTATTTAACCAAGCCTCTAATGGTGCAATTGTTTATCGTAATGAGATCATTGAAGGTGATTTCAACAAAGAAGCATTCTACAAAGTGGGCGGTAGCATTAAACATCGTGATGTGAATTCAACCGCCAAAGTAGTGCCTGAGAAAATTGGTTCTGGTGAATCTGTAGGTGTAAAAGTCCCATATAAATATGGTCCTTATGCTTCTACTGAAGAGGCATTCAAACGCCGTGCACGTACACCTGAAGAGTTCGCAATGATTCTTGGTTATGATTTAGCAGATGCATTGGTTGCAGGGCGTTTACAGTACAGTTTAGCTTCATTAAAAGCAGCTATTTCTAGCAACCCAGATATGGTTGCCAAAGGCAGTATTGCGGTAGATGGCCGTAAAGCACTAACACGTGGTATGCGTAAGTTTGGTGATAAGTTTGGTCGTATTAGTTTGTGGGTGATGAACTCAGATACTTATTTCGATATTGTCGATGATGCAATCACCAAGCAAATTTATGGAGAATCTGAAATCGTTATCTATGGTGGTTTACCAGGTACCTTAGGTAAGCCGGTATTGGTTACAGATGCTGTAGGTGATGATGATGCATTTGGTTTGCAAATGGGTGCGGTTACTGTTACAGAATCACAAGTACCTGGCTTCCGAGCTTATGACATCAATGATGAAGAAAACTTAGGTATTGGTATGCGTGCTGAAGGCGCGTTCAACTTAGATATTCTTGGTTATAGCTGGGATACATCAAAAGGCGAAAACCCTGACCTTACTTTACTTGGTTCAAGTGCCAACTGGAAAAAACATGCTACTAGCAACAAAATGACAGCAGGCACATTGCTTGACTTGTCTGGCACAACAACTGGTTAACTCATAAACATCTCACTATAAGAGGGCTATTAAGCCCTCTTTTTACATTAAAGAGAAATGCATCATGAAGCTAATTTATACACGTATTGCTGCTGCAGCTGCGTTAGAGGTTGGAACTATTGCCAATCCTGATTATTACGAAAATCCGAATCGAAGTGCCGAAGAAGTAATTATTTACGGTGATTACCCGAAAATCCAAAATGATTACGAAGCTCTGGATATTCCAGTTGAAGTTCGCAAATTGGAAGAGCCTGCAAAAACGACCTTGGCCACAGTAAATGTCGCGGTGGGAATTACCCCTGAGCTGCAAGAGGTCATTGATAATACAAAAGCTGAGTGTGAAAAGGTTGTTGAGGAAAACGGGCAACTTAAACAGAAAATCGAAATCTTGGAACAAGCTAGTGGTGATAGTTCGGAGTTAATTTCTGAAAACTCACGTTTAAAAGATGCTGTACTCCAAGCAGACAATGCTGCTAAAGCGGCTGAAGGAAAGGTAGTAAGCATTCAAGCAGAGTTTGATGCTTTTAAAAATGATGTTGCTGCTATGCAAGCGCGTATTACTGAATTGGAAGCTGGAAATGCTTCAGAAAATCCAGCAACAGAAACGGCGACAAATGTTTTTGAAAATTGGTCCAACGATCAATTAAAAGAATATTTGGCTAGTAAAAATATTGGTTACAAGCCGTCTGCAACAAAAGCAGAACTCCTTAAATTAATCCCTAAGGAATAATGCAATGAGCTTTATTACTGTAGATGACGCAAATTCAATTTTGGGCAGCGATTTTGCACCAGACAGTGATAAAGCTCGTCTGGTAAAGCTGGCTAATGTTTGGATGAAAAACAGAATAGGTTTTGTACCAGATCCTATTGATCCACTTCTTAAGGACGCGGCTTGTGAAATCATCAAAGGAATTCTGGCCAAAGTAATTTATAACGGCAAAGACCAGCAGTTGAAGCGTAAGAAAGTTAAAGCTGATTCTGTTGAGTCAGAAAAAGAATACCAAGATGGATCTGAAGCAATTTCTAGCTTTGAACAGATTGCAATTGATTTTATTGATTCACTTGATTTGAAAGATCCAAATGCAAGTTTTAATGGCTTTGGCATACCACTTTACAGGGCATGATATGGGCTTACGTGACGAAATTCAGGCAGATATTACCGAAGCATTTAATGATGATTTAGCGGACGCCGTTCATACCTTTACATGTGACAGGGTTGTTAGTTCCAACTGGAACCCTAAAACAAATACTTCAGAAGACGTTGTTGAACATTATGAAGGGCGTGGCGTTCTGTTTGGCTCTTACAGTCAATATGAGATCCAAACGCTTGGAGTTCTGGCCACAGATAAGAAAGCGACCGTGCTTCAAAATGAAGTGACAATGGTGCCCATTATGGAAGATGAGTGGGTTACACCTTTAGGTACTTTTCGTGTCAAACACATTCAACAGGATCCCGCTGCAACTATTTGGAAATGTCAGTTGAGAAAGGTTTAAATACTTGATCTAATATCCCTCTGAGCAGGGGGATATTATGAGTAGAGTCGAAAAAATATATGAAAATATAAAAGCCAATAATGACCATCTTCAGGATGAAGTTCATTTATTTTTCCATTTAGTTATGAATAGTGATTTTGAAGAAATTACCGAATCAAGATTTACTTCAGTTTTCCTAATAAAAATGTTCTATGCATTCTTTAGGGGGGCTAATATAGATATAATCTTAAGTGAAATGAGGAACTTAGAAAATCCAGATATAAATTACAAAAGAATGAAACCACCTACTCTGTTTAAATATATGCCATTGAAGGGTTTGTGGCATAAACACTTTGAACAAATCGGGTTAAGTTCAATGTCTTTAAATATTAAGAGTCAGATCAATTCAAACCCCAATTTTTATAAGGATTTTATAGATATTTATAATGATCCCAATTTAACTTTAAATGAAAAAGTTTCAAAGTTGGCTTACTTAAGCTCTAGTAAGCAATATCTGGATCGTATAGAAAACGGAAAACTAACAGGTGAATGGATTATTTATCATATACACAATCATAAAAATTATTATCTTAATATTGGAAAACATAATGATGGTGATTCCGTTCTGGCAGAGGAAATTAGAGCAATAGCATTATTAGAGTTTCCACAATTTAGAGGCGAAATACCACTTTTTGAATAATTCAAAGCCCACTTCGGTGGGTTTTTTATTGGAGCAAAAATGACTTGGACTGCATTTGAAGTTTATGACAGCGTTCAGGTGATACCTGAAAATGATTTAAAACACCATTCAACATTTCATTGCAAATGCCATCCCAAATATGAGGATGGCATTTTTATTCATAACTCATTTGATGGTAGAGAAGCGACTGAAACGCCTTTACCGAGTTAACAGGTTAAACCATGGTTAATTCTGATTATGTTCCTGAATGGTATATATCGCCATTCCAACATGTGCAGTACACGCTTGCTCGAAATCAACTACACATGGATTTGTTATTTGAAGATATGGATAAAGCCGATCAATTTTTGGATATGGGAGCAGATGCACAGGTTAGTACTTTTTCTGATGGTGCATATGCGATTGTCCAGATCGGTGATACTGAAGATAAAGATCAAATTCAAGTTTATGGATTGCTTGTACATGAAGCCGTTCATATCTGGCAAATAGTAAAACGGAGAATGGGTGAGCGAGAGCCAAGTGTAGGGTGTGAAGCATATTCGATTCGGGCAATCGCTCAAGACCTTTTTGAAATGTTCGAAGCAAGTGAGGTTAAAAAACATGGGGTGGAAGGGAGCAAGGCCGAGCAGCTTTAGTTTTGAAGTTGAGAAACAGGCAGATGAGCATGTAAAAAAAATCACCATGGATACAGTGCAATCACTCGTTGTTTCAAGTCCTGTTGATACTGGAGCTTATCGGGCATCGCATATTGTTTCTATTGGATCTGGTGATTACGGTGTGCGAGAGCCTTCTACAAATGCGGTGCAAGATGCCGCGATTCAAGCTGTTAAATTTAAGCTGGGTAGTTTGATCTATATTCAAAACAACCAGCCATATGCTGAGCGTTTAGAAAACGGTTGGTCCGATCAAGCACCGCAGGGCATTTATAGCACAACGTTTACTTACATTACTCAAAAGTACGGTGGCTAATATGGCAATGACATTAGAGCAAGCTAGACAAGCAATAGTCGACCGTATGATGAGCTTCACAGGAATATCTCAAGACAGAATCCAGTATCCAAATGCACCAGGTTTTACGGTACCAACAAAAGGTGTGTGGTGTCGTTTAACCATTACGGGAGGACCAAGTTTTATTGCTGGACTAGGAAATAAGCCGTGTACACGCCGTACTGGGAATATCTTAATTCAATGTTTTGCCCGTCCTAATACTGGAGACAGGGGAGTAACAGAACTTAGTGATGCTTTGCTGGCACATTTTGAATATTTTTCAGTCGAACATTTAGAATGTTTGAATGGTCAATCAATTTTTGTCGGTCAAGATGCTGACTTCACTCAGTATAATGTGACGATTGGTTATAGGGTGAATTGATATGTCCTGCATGCTGACGCTAGAAGAAATTGAAATTAAAAAACAAGAACTTGAACGTCACTTAGCAGATGTAATGGCTAAGGAGCTAAGTAAATGGCAGTTGTCTAATAAATTATGTATTTCTGATGTAAAAATTCGCCTCGCTAATGTTAATAGCATAAATGGACCAAATTTAAATATTGTTACTGGAGTAGGTGTTGATTTGGATGATTGATATTAAGTTTTAAAGAAGTTACCGCCTGAGGGCGGTTTTTTTACGTCCCTAATTTTATAGCCACCTTCGGGTGGCTTTTTTTATGCCTAACGTCGGAGTATATAGATATGTCGAGTGGTGCACGTCAGCTTACACAAATTGCAAGAGAAACTACGGTAGGTATTACACCAACGCCGTTTGCTCGAACAACCTTTGAATTTACAGATAATGGCTTAGATGCCACAGTTTCTAAAGAAGAGTCAAAGTCTATCACTAGTGGGCGAATTGCTCGCTCATCAATGATTACGGGCGCAGAATATGCCGGTGAATTAAAGTGCGAGGCAAAATATAGCCAACTTGTACAAGACTTAATGGCTTCTGCAGCTTTTAATAGTTGGTCATCCAATGTCCTTACTTTTGGTGGGGCACTCCGCCAAACATTTTCAGTACTTCGCGGCTTTGAAGACGTAAATGATTACCACGTTTTCCGAGGTTGTCATGTAAATACCTTTAGTATTGAAATCCCTGAAGCGGGCTTAATATCGATGGCGTTTGGCCTAATGGCTTTAGGTCGAACTAACTATTCAACACCACCTGCTGGAGCTATAACTCCAGCTGATAACAGTCCTAAGCTATCTAATGTATCTGTTGGTGAAATCTTACTTGATGGGGTGTCTCAAGCAGGAATTTCTTGCTTAACCCAATTCTCATTCAAATGGGATAATACAATGAAGTTGCAGAAATGTCTGGGGGAAGGAATCAATGCCCGAGCGATTTTAGAAACACTTGCAGCTGGGACAGGTTCATTCACAGCTGCATGGTCACGTAATACTTCAGACATGTACGAAAAACAGTTCACCAATACTACAATTTCTTTGAAGGTCCCAATTACAGACACACTGGGTAATTCTTACGAAATTTTTATTCCTAAAGCGGAAATTACAGCACCTTTACCAGGCGGCGGGAACAGCGATATTTTAAACGCTTCATTTGAATATAAAGTTGTAGAAGAAGCACCGACTATTACCCGTATTCCAGCGCCAGCACCTAATCCAAATCCTTAATTTAATTTGACTGATAGCAGCCTTCATGGCTGCTTTTTTTGGAGCTTAAGATGGCTTTAAAAGTAACTATTCAAACAAGCAAAACTGTAAGCAAGTGGCGAGAATACACAGACACGGCAGGAAATGTACTAGCTGAATTTAAAATACGCGGATCTGGATATAAACCGTATCAAGTGGCACTAGAGCGTGCGAATAATCAGATTACCTCAAAAGGTTTTGATGTCAGTAAGGCTGGTAAAGATGACAAGCTTTATCATGAATTGCTTCTCGAAGCTGCTGCATGTCATCTAATAGAAGACTGGAAAGGGGTCATCTTTGAAGAAATGAAAGACGGCGGTGAAGTGGTTGAAACTGAACCTGAGTATTCAACAGAAAATGCGACGAAGCTTCTTAACATGGGCGATATTGGCATTTCAATTTGGCTATACGTAAAGCAAGAAGCTGAAGACATTCAAAAAGAAGCGGATGCGTATAAGGATGAAGTTGTGGGAAAGTCACAGCCCTCTACAACTGGTGCAAGTTCAACTCAGAAGAAGAAGCGAGCGACTACAACGCGAAGCAGACAGCGATCGCAAAAGCCTTAAATCTACAAAATGCTAAGGTCATTGAGAAACCCGAGTATTCATATACCTCAAATGCAATTATCTCTGCGTACAATGTTATTTCGCGATCTAGACGATATGAGCAGGGTATTCCGCTATCTTTGGATATTTCGGCTATCTCCGCATACTGTGAGCACTATGAATTGCCAGTAGAAAGAGACATCTTTAATGATTGTATTTTTGCAATTGATAATCTCTTTCTAGATGAGGCACATAAAAAATCAAAAAACTCTAAAAAATAACCCTAGAGGTATTTACTAAAAATAACTCTAGGGTTATAATTGCACCATCAAGTTAATAAGGGGACGGTGTGAAAAGTCTGGATTTAATCAACATGATTGAAGCAGACGGTTGGTATGAGGTTAGGGTTTCAGGAAGTCATCATCACTTCAAGCACCCAAACAAAAGGGGATTAGTTACCATCCCACATCCTAAAAAGGATTTACCAAGCGGAACTGTTAAAAGCATTTTGAAGCAAGCGGGTCTAAATTGACCCGCTTCAATCAGACTCATATAGTCCTATTTCGCAGTACGATTTTGTACAAGAGGTGAGTGCAATGTTGTATCCAATTGCTATTGAGAGAGGTACAGACACCGAGGCCTTTGGTGTCACCGTTCCAGATATTCCGGGATGTTTTAGCGCAGGCGATACATTAGGCGAAGCTATCGAGAACGTTAAAGAGGCAATTTCTGGCCACTTAGAAATTCTTGCTGAAGATGGAGAAGAAATTCCATTAGCATCGGATGTCAGTAAGTTTATTGACCAAGAAGATTATAGAGGTATGATCTGGGCAGTTACTGAAGTTGATGTCAGCCGTTATTTAGGTAAGCCGGAAAAAATCAATGTAACTTTACCTAGCCGTTTAATTCGGAAGATTGATGATAACGTAGGTAAAGATAAAAGATTTAAAACTCGATCAGCATTTTTGGCCGCTGGTGCTGAAAAGCTATTACATGCTTAATGTAGTGAAGCCACTCAATCGAGTGGCTTTTTAATATCTAAAAAATATATAATAGAAACAATTAACTATAAGATTTAAGAATATGTTAGCAAAACTTTTATATACATTGGGGTGCTCTATTTTATTAGTGGTTTTAATTAGCTGCACTAAACAAGTTGAAATAAAACCACTTCCTCCTTCAGTTGAAGAGGAATATCTAACTTCAAAACATGAAATAGATAAGATGCTTGATGCATTAAATAATCATGATGTACCTAATGATGAGAAGCGAGAGATATTGTGTAAGACATATCCTGAAGTCTACAAAAATCACTATATACCAGCACTACTGAAGCTTTCTCCACATCAATATTCAGAAGAAGTGCTTTTGAGAGATTTTGAGGCTGTGATTAAATTTTATAAACAAGCTTGGTCAATTAAATGTATTTAATGATTTAAAAAATCATGAAGGTTAATGGGTAGTTTTTAAAACTTTGAACTGTTAAATTTTACCCATTAATAATGATGGGTAATTACATGAAAAAGATTATTTTTTTAAGCTTAGTTCTTGGTTTGGTAGGGATAAATGGTTGCTCAAAGGTGGAAAAAGAGTCAAAAGAAGCTGTCTTAAGCACCTTAAAAGATCCTGATTCAGCCCAATTCCAAAATATAAAAGGATATTGCGGAGAGGTAAATTCTAAGAATAGTTACGGTGGTTATGTTGGTTTTAAGAGATATGTCTCTATTGATGGTGGAGTCTTAATGGAGGATTCAGAAGGTGTTGAACCAGAGACATTTGCGATAATTTGGGAAGCACACTGCACTCCAAATAAATTATCTTTAAAAGAGCGCAATGAGTGTGTAAAGGATGCATACAATCAGTCACTTATAATGGATGCAAGGCTTAAAGGGGTTTCCAAGGAAAGCTTAAGGAATGGAATACTAGCAGACAAAAAAGCACCAAAAGCAGAAATTGAAGAAGGCTTAAGAGATATTGATCGTGCGTATAACAGTAATTTCAAAGATAAGGGTCTATACGCACAGGATGTTGTTGCTAAATGTGTAAAGTTGATTGATTAGTGAATTGGTAAAAAGCACAAAGATTTCTAGCACGACCGAACTGGTTTAACTGCCCAGCTTAGTAATTATTTTTAAACAGAACCCACTCATTTAAGTGGGTTTTTTATTGCCCAAAATTCATAGCTCACTTTTGTGGGCTTTTTATTGCCTAGAGGAAAGTAAGATGGCACAAGAATCCCGTTTGGTCATTGTTATTGATTCGCAGAACGCGGAACGTAATGCGCGTAATTTAGGCAACGAACTCGATAGTATAGAAAGAAAAGGTGAGTTCGCATCTAAGTCCATGGATGGCTTGTCGGTAGCTACACGAACACTTGCAGGTTATATGGCTGGGTTAGTTACTGCGGGTGAAGCTGTTTCAAAAATGGATGCTTACACTGGACTTCAAAACCGTCTAAAGCTTGTTACTAAAAACCAAACTGAGCTAAATAAAGCAACTGAAGATACTTTTAATATTGCTCAAAAAACTTATTCAGCTTGGGATTCAGTTTTACAAGTTTACCAGCGCTTTAGTGACAATGCTAAAACCCTAAATCTCACAATGGATGACACTGCACGTTTGACTGAGACAGTCTCTAAGGCTGTTGCAATTAGTGGTGCAAGCGCGTCAGCAGCAGATGCTGCTTTAGTACAGTTCGGGCAGGCTTTGGCAAGTGGCACTTTGCGTGGCGAAGAATTAAATTCTGTCATGGAGCAAACACCAGCTTTAGCAAAAGCAATTGCGCAAGGTATGGGTATCACAGTTGGTGAATTGCGTTCTGTTGCTGCTGAAGGAAAAATTACTTCACAGGAGATCGTTAAAGCACTTAAAAATGTTCAGAATGATGTTGATGCATTATTTGCTAAAACAGATATCACTATTGGGCAGTCATTGACCCTTCTGAATAATCAAATTACAAAATTTGTAGGTG